CCTGAAAGCTCTAGCCGCTCAATCTCTGCCCGCAGGATACTCAGCACCGAGTCGTCTATGCTGTTCTGAAACTCACGGAAGCAGAGAGTCTTGATCCCCTTGGTCATTGCGTCCATCAGGCACAAGTCAGCGAAGCTCATGCTCTTGCCACTACCTCTGCCACCGATAGCACATTTTATGCGCTTGGGCTTGAGGAACGGCTGGAGCTTCTTGGGGATCTGCATCTTAGGCATTACTTTTTCTTGCTCTTACCTGCCTTCTTGTACGCTATCGCTGCTGCCTGATCCGACGGCCGGCCCGCTGCAATCTCCCGCATTATGTTCCGGCTGATCACTTCCTTGCTCTTTCCCTTTTCTAGCGGCATTACCGAAGATCCTCTCGTAGTTGTCTTGATACTTGCTAACGCTGTACTTGCGGGGCCTAGAGCCTTTACCGCCTTCCCATGGGCCTGTGCTCATTCCACCACCTCAATGGTCCAGCGCATGTCAACGTCAATGGGATCACCATCCCTGCCTGAGACCTCTGTGCGCTTGGTCTCTGTCCAGCCCGCCTGATGCGAGAGCCAGAACTTAGCAGCGTTTACGTCACCCTCAAGACCCTTCATCTGTAGCGATCCAGCCATTTGTGCAATCGCTAGTGCCTTGCCCTTCCTGTAGGCTTCACCAAATTCCGGCTGCCTTTCCATCGCCCTGTGTAACGTGTTGAAACAACAGCCAAAATAATCGGCCAGCTGCTGCTTGGTCAATGAAGGCGAAAGGTCAAAGCATTCCTTAATTTCTGCCTCAGTAAAGACGCGGGTGCCACCGTGTACTGGCTTATCGTCACTCACTGCTTGAACTCCTGAAACTGGTCTAATGGTATATGACAGACGGGCTCTTGGTCTTGCCAGTCTCTCATCTGATTCCTACCGCCAAAGCCAAGGGTGAAGTCGCACTGGCCTAGGTTGGTGAATGCTACCTTGTCGGTCCACTCCACCACCAGAAACACCGGCAACCCAGTGTCGTCCTGTAGCCGCTTTGCTCCCTGAACTTTTGCCAGAGAAATCATCAACGTAGGATATTGTAGCATATTGTTGTCTCTGCAACGTAGCTCTACCCATGCCACAGGGTCCTCACCTCGCATCGCCAAGCAGTCAACGTGATACTTGATAGAGACCTTTTGCAGCTGACATTGCCACTTGCTCTCAGCTATCTTGCCTAACGCCTGCTCTCTGGCCTTGGTCTCATCATTCTCATACAGTGTTCTAGCCATGCTTACCTACCTGCGAAGATTGTGGGGTTTTCACGCAATATGCGCTCCCTATAGCTTCTCTCATGCTCTGTGAACATACCAATGGGTATTTGCTGGATTTGCCCACCTTTGGCTAAAAACTCAGCTGTGTCCTTTTCTATCTTGGCTCGCAATGCCAGTTTTTCTTCTATTGGCGATTTCATTCTTTTCCTCTTTTCCATGCGTTCATGCACTTAACTACCTGCTCTTTACAATCTGGGCAGAACATAGAGGTTGTGCTTGCCCCGAAACAGCCGCACACGTCACACCGCGGCCCGTTCATTGTTTTCTTTTTTGTTTTTGTTTTCATATTAGACCTCAATAATTCGTTGTTTAAGCCCCAGAGCGGTCCTCTGAGCCCTTCTAGCCATAGCGCGCTTGTACGCGGTTATGTCGTCGTAGCGCGGTGTCTCGCCGCGTTTTAGAGCGCTCTCGTGTATCACTATCAGAGTGTCGTCTTCCATCTGGGTAGAGTTTAGCTTCCAGTGCTTGTCTTCTTCACGCTCCAAAGGTTTAGCGAACAGCTCTGCTTTGTCTATCCCAAGGGCTTCCGCTAGGGCCATGCCAGTAGCCCCACAGGCAAAGCAGTTTGCGATGATGTCGCCGTTGCGCCCCAGAGTGATACCCATGCTCGGGTTGGTCTCTTGGTGCACTGGGCAGCAAACGATCCATTCCTTGCCTACCTTGCGCGGCTTGTCGCACAGGTTAGCCAGCTCGTCGATTTGCATGAGCAATGTTCCTCGATGTTATCCAGTTTCTGACCTCAAGCGAAACATTTTCTGCCTGCTTGCGCTCGATGCCTTTGGGCCAGCAGTCAAACCGCTCGCGGTACTTGTGGTGCACCCAGCCCTGTTTATAGCCCTTCATGGTGGCGTAGGTCCAGAGCTCCGCGTACCACTGCTGCTTATCCTCCATGGTCGCCTTGGGCTTCTTGGGGGCATCCTCGCGCTCGATCTTCTTCAGTATCTCGTTGTCTGTGTAGATCTGCGCGTCAACAGGAAGCTCGTAGCCGCAAGCCTTGCATCGCCGTCCGCTCATCTGAGTAGTGCAGACTGGGCAGGGTCTTAATACAGGCTGGCGCTCTTCCTGCTCAATGGTGCGGTCCTCATTGTAACGCTTGGTGCCGTCATCCAGCTGGTAAGGCACGATTGTGTCAGGCAGCTGCTTGTGGCGCTCTATGTTGCCGGCGTGATCTAAGTAGATCGCTCGGGTCTTGCCTGTCTCTGGTGAGATTCTGGCTATACGGCCTTGACGCTGGACGTAATCAATTTTTGAGCGACACGGGTAAGCGTCGATCAACATTTCTACATAAGGCGCATCATAGCCGGTCCCGAGCAAGCGACTGCATGAGAGCACAGAGAACAAGCCGTTCTTGTGATCGTTGTAGAGCGCCTGTCTCAGATCCTCCGCGGTGTAGCCGTCAATATGCCTAGCCTTGATACCGCTGGGGTGAGAGTTGAACTTTTCCACCAGCGTCTTGCTATGGTCGATGGTAGGGCAAAATGCTATGGCTCGCTTGGAGCCGTCAGGAGAGTGCTTAAGGTAGTTTTCTACTATGTCACCGCTTAACTGGTCGTCCTGAGCCATTGCCGCTCCGAGGTCGTCAGGATTGAACTCCAGACCACCTGTGGGAAGGCGCTTGGTCCTGATGTTAGACGTGTCAACCGAGCTCCCAACGTAGTAGTCAATCGGCGCTAGATAGCCCTGCTCGGTGAGCTCTTCTGTTGTGATAGGAATCAAAAGATCGTCCCAGATCTGCCCCAAGCCCTTGCTAAACGGTGTGGCTGAGAGCGCGACAAACGGGATGTTGTCATAGCGATCTAGGTACTTTTCCTTAAAGCCTTTGTAAACAGAATGCGCCTCATCCACGATGCCAAAACTAAAGTCTAGGTTGCGGCGCTTCACGGCGGTCTGGATTGACGCGATCTGGATGAGCTTGCGCGGGTCATAGCGCGGATCGTCTGCCTGCATAACAGAGTAGTCGATCCCCATCTTGTCCAGCGTGTCTGCTGTCTGCTGCACGAGCTTAACCCTGTCTGCAAAAAACACTGATCGCCGGCCTGTCTTGGCGTAGGCGAGCATCATTGTGAGCGCAACGTACGTTTTCCCGTACGAGCAGGGAGCTGCCAGTAGGGGGCGCATATGACCTGTGCGAAGGGAATGACGCACCATGTCAATCCCCTTTTGCTGGTGAGCTCTAAGCTCCATCGAGAGCCTCCTCAACCTCGTCTTCGATACAGGCAACAATCATTCTTGCCTTGCTCTCTAATGAGGTAGCCTCGCTAGACAGGAGCCTGAGAGCCCAATCAAGTCGCTCGCGGCGAAGCTGCTCTTCAGCTGCCTCTTCCTCGTCTATGGCATCCTCAAGATCATTGAGGTAATTATTCAGATCTGCAATTACTGGGTCCATGGTTTATCTCCGTCAAGAGTGCGCCTCGAAGGGCGCTGAGTTGATTACTTAAGAACTATAATCTTTTGAACTCGACCATCGAAGTCGAAAGTAGTTTCAAAGGGAACGTAGCCAGTGTCGCCAATTCGGTCGCCGTCATCATCACAATCAGCGTCGATCTCGATTGTGTAGCCCTTGAAAAGCTCTTGGCCAGTCTTGGGGTGAACAACCCAACCCTTGTTCAACACTACGCCTTCAATGTACTGGTCCTCTCGACCCTCAATGGGCTGGAAGTCATAGGCTCTGATTTTCTGACCAATCTCTGCAACATTTTCGTATTTCATTACTTTTCTCCCGAAAGGTGAGGGGCACCGCGCCCCTCCAACAACACAAATTCTACAGGAACCAATATTGGTGTCAACCTTTCTGGGTGACAAAAACAAAATAATTACGCATTTGCTTCTTCAAACTGGCTTAGGCTTTTGGTCAGCAAAGTGCCGTAGACAATCGCTGATGCGTGTTCTGCTAGAGAGCTATAGGTAGCGCCTATGTCATCCAGCCAGTCCTCGCCCTCATCAGTGTCACAGTTAGCACAGAACTGAAGCGCTTTGTGCGTGTAGATTACCCACTGGTGACCGTCACAGATCTGGTGGATCATTTCCTCTGGGTCCGCGCCGAACTCGTTGAGCTCTACGAGAGCTTGGTCAACGATGTTTTTGATCTCTGTGTGCAGAGCATAGTTGTCAATTTGCTTTTCCATCTTGATTATCTCCCGCAATTAATTTCAAGGTTTTTGTAGTTAGGCCAGCCGTACTCGTTGCCAGTCTCTCTACCAAGGCACACCATTTCGGTGTATTCGTCAGAAGCGCGTTCGGCCTCTATCTGGTCTTGCTTGCTGGCATAGCTAAAACCAACAATTAAAGCTAAAACTAATAAGCCTGTGGCTATGTCTTGTAACATGAGAATCTCCGTCAAGAGTGCCCCCGAAGGGGGCTGTAGGTTGATTATCCAGCGCCAGAAAATCTGCCATTGAACTCGCCGAATATGTTGCCGCGAGCAAAGTTTGTAGCGGGGCCGGACCAGCTTTTGGCCATTAGAATGTCACCAGCCTTAAACTTTTCGCCGTCTTCCGCGACTACAAAGCCCCAGACTGTAGGCTGAGAGTTTAAGCCGGTGATTATTTTGTAATACTTTCGGCCTTTCTCATAACCTACACCTTCACACCAATTTTTTACAAACTCATCACTGTGATCTCCGCGATTGGCGAATTGCTCAGCAAAAGATGACTTCATTGATTCAAGAAGGTTGTTAAGTGCTTGTTCCATGATGTTTCTCCCGTTGCTGAGGAGCACCGCGCCCCTCAATGGTTCCCATTTTACGGATTCCAAGGAGGGTGTCAACCTTTCTGGATGACAAAAGATGATTTATTTTTGAAACATTGTATCAACGTAGGTTTCTCTACCTACGGCCTGTTCAACCGCTCTACAGTCTGGGCAGTACCAGCAAACGCGCCAAGGGACTTGTACGCCGTCAGTTGAGCGCTCCCTGTGGCCTATCACCTGACCCAGTGTGCCGCCGCAGTTGCAGGGCTTTTTGCTTAAATCATCCATTGAGCTGGCCTTTTGCTAGATGCCACGTCTGTGCAGTGTACCCCCAAGGCTTTGAGGCTTTGACTGGGTAAGCGCTGGCAGGGTGCGGAAGTATAGAGTGCGGCCAGTATGTCTTAGCAATTATCTTCGGGTAACGGTCTAAGCTGGCGAACGTGTAGAGCTCTACGCCTGACTCTGTGACTACCTTACCGTTACTCTCTGACTTACTGCCTAGATACAGTGTTCCGTCTCTGTAGTAGTGATTGACTCTCTTCATTGTATTGCCTTTGGTGAGTTAGGAGGTTTTGCGAGCAAGCAAGCCCCAACCCACGGGAAGTAGGTTTCGGGACGTTGCATTGCCTTCGGAGCCGTCAGTGTGGATGGCGAGGCCGCATCAATGAGTCAGTTGATACAAGCAAGTCTGCAAGGGATGCTGCTCCATCCCCCCGCGCCGCATTCAGACTTTTCGCAAGTTGCGGTGCCTCCGCGCTATTCTTTTGAGGCTTTAGACTGCGCTCGGTGAGAGACCCCTTACGGGTGACATATCCTTCGCAATCGAGTCGGGGGACTAAACATAGGGGGGAGAGGGTGTGACAAGCGCAAGATATTGTGTACAATATCGCTTGTCGGGTTCCTACTTTTCCCTATGCAAGTCGGGATTTAGGGCTGCTAACCCACCGACAATTCCAATACTACTCCCCTTCAGAGCAGTAGACAAGCCCTTAACGCTGTGAAGCGCCAGAGGGCTTTTTTTTTACTCGTTACGCTCCGTTAGCTCCTGCGCTATCAAGAACTCAGCGTACTGGATAACCTTCCTCAGATCGCTTATACCGCCCTTGTCGCGCCACCGGCTAACGTACTTGATAATGTTCCCTTCACAGTAGCCGATCTGGTTCTCCAGAATGTACTGAATGGGCTGTATCTTGAGCTTTTGGTAGTGCGTTCCATCGACTTGGTGATCTGGCTGTATCATCAGTGAACCGCTCCGTTGCTGCCTTTAATGGCTTCTAAAAACTCCTGCCACTCGCCAATGTCAATTAGGTAGTCTTGAGTGTCCATGTACATGCTCATCAGCGTACCGATTGCCCGCTTGCAATCTACAGGAGCTCCCTCAAATTTATTATCAAAAAACTCATCGAGCTCTTTTGCGCTCATGGCGATTACGCGCTGTTCTTCCTTCATCTAAATTTCCCCTCATATAGTTTTCGTCGGTAATTAAAAATTTTTTTTACCCGCTTTAGGTACTCGATGGTAAATTTCAGCTGTGAATTATCATTTTCCAGCTGGCAAACTCTTTCAAGCCCGACCCTCTGGACCAGCCCTTTGCGGTACTCAACCACGTTGCCAGACAGATAGCGGTTACATTTAACGCACTGGGCCCAACAATTGATTGTATTGAATCTTAAATGCCCTGCGCTGCCTCGACTCCGGTAGTGCCCAGCGTCAAACTTACCGCCCTGTACTGGGTCCCCTTGGGGGCATCCGCAGCTTATACACGGCTTACCCTTGTCTCGGGCCCTGATATAAGCATTAAACGCTGTCTGGGCCTCTTTGACGTAATCTGAGGCAGTCTTTAAGGATTCCTTAACAGCCTTCTGCTCTCTGGCATACGACAATTTGGCCGTTTTTTTGGCCGCATTTGTCGTAGTGTACTCGTGCAAATGATCCCAGCTGCAAAACGAATAAATGCCGCCCATGACAACCTGATCTTCAGGCATCTTGGTGCGGCATAGTTTGCATCGCCTTGTCTTCACTTGAACGGCCTGTTGCCTTGTAAGCAAGCAATAGTCTTTATGCACCGGTCAAAGGTCTTGTTATCCATTCGCTTTGACTTGGCCTTAAGTAACGCAATGCTAAATCTCGGCTGCGTTACTGGATGCCTCTTCATTACCTCTCTGCACTGCATAGAGGGCACATAATCACCATCGTCATTTATCATCTTAGGTTCATCTCGGCTCGTTTGGTGGATTCTTGGGTGCGCCAAGTTTCAAAGCGCATTTGCCATACGGCCAGCTGGTGCTTTAGCCCGACCGACTTTTCTATCGCCACCTTGAGCCCGTCCAACAGCTCAAGGTATTCAGGGTGAGAGTAAGCGTATCGCTCTTGCGCTGCAATAGGCAGCTTTGGGCTCTCCCTCTCTGCTTCGGCCATGAGTAGGGCTTTCTTAGACTTTCTGAACTCCATCAGGTACTGCTTCGCGGCTTCAGCCTCCGCGTACTGCTTAGCCGTTTCTTCTAGCTCGTCGAACTTCATAGGCTGTCACCACATAATGCTTAACCCAGTCCCTGATCTCTTCAGGAACCTTTAAGAGCGCCTCGCGGCGCTCCTCCCTTGATTCAATATTCATTATCTCCGCTGCGTAATGCCTCGGCCTCTTCCTGTGATCTAACAAGCGGTCTCTCCTCCACAGGTTTGCATATTTCAAAAATAGGATCATAGGGCTCAAGCTGGTCCTCGTTACAAACCGCGTAACCATCCTCGTACCCTATGATGAACCACTTTTCGTGATACTGGTTTGCCCTTGTCTGGCACTCTTCTAGCGCCTGCAAGAACAGCGCGAACTCACTCATCTTCCGCAAAACAAAGCTCCAGAAAACTCATTGGGTGCATACCTACTTCTTGGCTTAGCTTTAACACCAGAGATAGGCGCGCGTCTGGCTTGTAGCGCCACTTGTGGACCTGCTGCCTTGAGACTTCCAGTTGCTCGGCCAGCTGTGCTGACCGAACCCCTGTAATCTGCTGGGCTTTGCGTAATCCTCTACCAAAGTCCATAGCTCCTCCTAGAACGGCAGATCGTCGTCAAAGTTATCATTGTTCTGCGGTGCTGGCGGCGTGTACTGCTGTGTATTGCTTGGCGCTGCCTGCTGCTGGTTAGATCCGATAAACTTCATGTTTTCAGCTATCACCTCAGTCGAGAACTTCTTAACGCCGTCCTGTTCCCACGAGGGCGTTTGCAG